TCTTCGTTGATCAGCCTGTTGCGGTTCGTCAGGTCGTCCACGTCACCGCGCAGACCGGCCACCCTGGTCTTCTGTGCCCGGTCGAGCAGGACGGTGACGCCGAGCCCGCAGAAGCCGAGGATGCCCAGCGCGGCGATGGCGGCCTGCAGCAGACCGCCGATGTCTGTCATGGTTTCGGACCGCATTCCCGGACCGGCAGCCGGAAGTCACGCAGGTCCGCGAGCCGCTTGCGGTCCGGGTCTGGCTTCGCCAGCTCGGCGGTGATCGCGGACTCGATGACGGCGTTGGACCGGACGAATCCCTTGTTCAGGTCGGCGCACTGCCGGTAGGCGTTGGACTCGATCCGCGCCGTGTTGGTCCTGACGCCGTCCAGGGCCTGCATGGTCAGGAGGCCGAGCAGGCAGAATGTGGCGGTGTTGACCAGGATGGTGACGACCACGAACAGCACGACGAGGCGGGTGAGCTGTTCGGGTGTCCTCTCACGGGCGGGACTACGCATGGGCAGGCCTCCCGGGTCGCGGTCGTGGTGCTGGGCGGTTAGAGCTCTGAGACCCAGTCGATGAAGTTGCTGGGGTTGGTCCTGGCGCACACCGCGGTCGCGTTCCCGGCGACCAGGCCGGCTGCGACGGTGAAGTTCAAGTACGCGCCGCCCGTCGTGATGCGCGTGGACGTGAGGGTCGCCAGGGCGATGCTGGTGCCGGCCGCGTTGACGGCGCCGTAGTTGGTGACCGGGGTGATCGGGGTGAACGTCGGGACGGCACGCATCTGCACGGGGAACCGGAGTTGTGCGTATCCGGCGGTGGTGGTCGTCGCCTGGCCCATGGCCAGCGCGTCGCCGTCGTTGACGGTGACCGCGTGGCGGTAGAAGTACCGCTGGCACATCGCGAGCTCGAGGGCGATCGGGCGGTACTCGAACGGGGTCGGGACGGTGCCGGGCTCGACCTGCGTGAGGTGCAGGGTCTTGGTGCCGCCGGCGGCGGTGAACTCGACGGTCACGTCGGCCAGGCCGTCGTTGACGAACGTGATGGGTGAGGCGGCGTAGGCGGGGGCGGCGGCGCCGACCTTGTAGATGCGGCCTGTGGCTGTGCCGGTCCAGGACAGGACGTAGGTGGCGGCGGACATGTTGGCGCGCTCGACGATCTGCGCGATCGAGCCGCCGGAGGAGATGGTGACCTGCTGGCCTTGCGGTGCGGCCGTGAAGGTCAGCGTCGTGGCCGCGGTCGTCGACTTCCAGCGGTCGAACGCGAAGACCCCGGAGGCCAGTGAGGCGGCCGAGACGTAGGCCCGCTGGTTGATGCGGAAGTCGCCGTTGACCAGCTCGTTGCGGTGACCGCCCTGGGTCGCGAGTCCGGGGTTGGGATAGGTGCCGGACAGGACGCCGCCGGCTGCCCCGGTGGGCGGTCCGCCGGCGCTGGCGGGTACGGCGAGTGTGCCGTCGTCGCGGACGAACTTGGTGCCGTCGGGTGTGCCGGTCGCGAGCCGGGCGACGGCGAGGGTGCCAGAGGCGCCGAGCAGGGGGACGGTGCCGTTTGTGGTGCCGGTGTTGACCAGGGCTGCGGTGCCGAGGCCGAGGGCGACGCGCTGGGCGGCGACGTCGGCGGCCATCAGCAGGGCGCGGCCGGCGGCTGTGGAGTCGATGATGTCGGCTGCGGCGAGCGCCAGGATCGTCTTGACCTGGGCGGCGGTCAGTGCGGCGATCGCGCCGGCCGCGGCGCGCCCGACGATGGTGGACGCGCCGACGGGGAGCGCCGTCGGGGTGTCGTCGGCGTCGGCCTTGAGGATGGTGTTCGCGTCGTACGTGGCCTTGTCGACCTTGGCGGCGAGTGAGGTGGCGAGGGTCGCGGCGAAGTTCGGGTCGTCCCCGATCGCGGCCGCGAGCTCGTCGAGCGTGTCGAGGGTGCCGGGCGCCGCGGCCACGAGGGCCGCCACGGCGGCGGTGACCTCACTGTCACGGGCGAGACCGGCGGGGAAGTCGGTGAGCGCGAGCGCACCAACTGCGGCCGGCAACTCGGCGTCGCGCAGGTACTGCGGGTGGTCGTCGTCGGCGAGCCCGGTCAGCAGCCCGTGGTCGGTGACGCCGCCGCCCCCGCCGGCGGCGCTCTTGCGCTGCATCGACAGGACCCGTAGCTCCCGCGAGATCCGGACCAGCTCTGCCTCGAAGCTGGTCACCCCGGCACCTTCCCGCCTATCTCGATGCGGGGAGCCAGCGTCAGATCCACGGTGCGGGCGCCGGGGTCGTAGTCCAGCTGGCTGATCCGCAGCGTGGCCTCGTACCCGTCGGGGAAGCGCGGGCTGTCGGAGGAGATCTGCGCCAGATCGCCGGGGCTGACGCCGTTTCTGAGCACGGCCTCCATGGAGACGGTCGCCTTCACGGTCGCGAGGGTGCCGCCGGATGCCTTCTGATCGGCGTCCGCATGGGCCTGCAGGACGAGGTCGTCGGTCTCGTTCTGGTAGTTCTTCACTTTGTGCAGTGGCAGGTAGCCGGCGTCCAGCAGCGTCGCGTCTGTGCTGGACTTGACTGGCACCTCGGCGCCGCTGGTGGGGGCCTGTCCCGTGGCGAACGAGATGACCGCCAACTGCGTGCCGTCGCGGGAATAGCCGAGGTTTCGTGCGGCGGTACTGCCCGGCTCGACGGCGATGGACGGCTCCGCGGACCCGAGGCGCGGGTAGCCGAGCAGGAGGCGCCCGCGTGGCAGGCCGCCGGCGTCGTACTCAACAGGCCATGACCAGTCGAACCCGTCATCGAGGTTGCCGAGGTCGGCCAGCAGCTCGCCGATGACGGGCAGGTCGGACGCGAGGTAGTCCTGGTCGCGGGGCACACCTGATGTCTCGGCTCCGAGGGCGACACGGATCGTGCCGCCACCGGGGCCGGCCTGCGCGGTAGCGACCAGGTCACGGGCGATCGTCAGCTGATCGGTTGCCAGGTAGCTGCGGTCCTGCAGCAGGCATGCGGACGCAAAGTAGGACCCCCATTCCTGCGCCTGCACCTGCTCCGGACGGTCATCGGCATCGACCCAGATGGGGCCGCCCCAGATCAGGTTGCCGTCGACCTCGGCGTACAGGGCGCGCCTGACCGGGTCGACGGCATCAATCAGATCTCGCCGGCGCTGCGCCGACAGGCCGGCGAGGGGCATCGAGCCGTTCAGCGCGCCGTGGCCGTTGAGCACGCGGGAGAAGCGCACACCGGACAGCGGCAGGTCGGCGAGGATCTGGCCTGTTTTGAGGTCCTGGGAGAAGTAGGTCACCGTTGCGATACCGACCACTCCTCTTCGTCGCGTCGCGCTTGAGACCGGCATCTGTCCGCGCGTGGTGCGACACTGGCGGCGTTCTGTGCGCCTGTCTCGAGCGCCACACCGAACGAGGCAGCAATCGGCCGACGAACGGGAACCGACCCATGAGACGCACCGCAGCCGCTCTGACCGCCCTCGCCATCGCCGCCGCCGGCGTTGTCGCAGCCGTCCAGTCAGGCGCCCCGACAAGAAACGTCATCCATGCCTGCGTGAACAGGAACAGCGGCGTCGTGCGCGTGGATGACTCGTGCCGCAGGAGCGAGCGAGCCCTGGCCTGGAACAAGAAAGGCCAGCGCGGCGCTCGAGGACCCGCTGGACCGGCTGGCGGAAGGTTCGGCGGCACAGCCGCGAAGCCGCGGGCGTTCGCCCCTGGCAACGGCACCAACTGGGCCGACGGCCCGAATGCGCTCGGGCATGTGACCACCGGCACCCAGTCCACCGGGTTCGGCCCCTCCGCGTTCGGCGCGCAGACCACGCAGCAGAACAACACCGGAGTGGGCTACGGCGCCGGCGGCACATCCACCGGTAACGGCAACACCGCGATCGGCACCGCCGCCATGTACTCGGCCGGGTCGGGCGACTTCAACGTGGCGCTCGGTCTGCACGCCGGGCGGTACATCTCCACCGGCGTCGGAAACACGCTGCTCGGAACCGACTCCGGAGCCGACGACGCACAGCCCCTGACCTCCGGCTCCCGCAACACCGCCATCGGCTACCGGGCGGCGCAAGGGCTGACGACCGGCTCGCAGCCGTCGGACTCGGTGGCGCTCGGGTACGCGGCGACGTTCTTCTACAGCAACTCGGTCGCGATCGGGGCGTCCGCGCGCACGTTCCACACCAACGCGGTGGCGCTCGGTGCCGGCACGGCGACGAATGCGGCCAACCAGGTGAACGTCGGGCCGCGTGACGTGGAGGTCACCGACGCGACGAAGGGGGTCGTGCTGCGCTCTCCGAACGGGAGCCGGTTCCGCATCACCGTCGGCGACGACGGGTCGCTGACGACGACGCCGGTGCCGTGATCGGTGTTTAGAACTCGTAGACGAGAGTTCCTAGGAAGGTGTCGTTGACGGCGAGTGCGACCGACGGAACCGTGCCGAAGTAGGACGCGAACGACGTGTCGCTGAACTTGACCTTCGAGGCGTCGGTCGGGTGGGTGCGCACCGCGAGCTTGTAGAGGGTGGGGATCGACGCGTCGTTCATGTACATCGTGCCGCAGCCGTCGGTGAACGCGCTGGCTGACGGCAGGACCGGCAACGACAGGTCGACATCGTTGGGTGCGGCGCCCACGGCGTTCGGCTGGAAGTTGTAGTGGACGGTGCATGTTCTGCCGTTGACCTTGAACCGGGTCGCATCGGCCCCTACCCCGAGCGCAATGCCGCCCTGCCTAATGGTCGGGGGGTAGGGAGTCCAGGCGCCCGCGTCCGCGACCTTCACCCAGGCGGCGTTGAAGAACTCCCAGATGGTGCCGTCGTCCACCTGCACGACGGCCATGCCGACGTATGGGGCGAGGGCGGTCCGGGCGGCCGTGTTTGCCACGGGCAGGATCCCGCCCGCAGCCACTGTGTAGGGCCGGGACACGGCCGTGTTCAGGGTGATGTTCGCGTTGGTGACGCTGGTCGCGGCCGCGGCGACTGCGACCTGCGCGAGGACCTGGTAGACGCCCTTGGCGGTCGGCACCGTGGGCACGGGAGCACCAACGCCGGCAGTGCCGGTAATCACCTCGATGTCGGCGAGGTTGTCGCCGCCGCCGGTGTACTGCGCGTCCGCGACACGCGCGATGACCAGGTCGGTGCGCGGGTTCGTCGGGTTCGACGCAGCGATCGTCTTGGTGAGGTCGCCGTCGTTGACGCAGAACCAGCCGCCGTGCCCGTTCGTCGGCGCCGGCAGGGCGATCGCACCCGAGCCGACGACGACGTTCATGGCCGGCACGCCCGACGCGGCGACCGACAGTTCCTTGCCGTAGCCGGGGATGATGCCCTGCCGCGGCCGCGGGTTCTGCCCGAGGCCGAGGCCCAGCATGGACGCGAACAGTGCCGAGCGCAGGTCGTCGGCGTTGTGTGTCGCCAGCGCCTGGATCATGATCGGCGGGTTCAGGACGGTCATCAGTCAGCGCCTCTCAGGCCCACGCGGATTGGAACCGGACAGTCAACGAGGCGGTCGCTGAGAACACCGCTGCGCGGAACACGAACTCGTTGCTGCCCGGCACAATGGGCGGCCATCGTGACCCGGTCAGCAGCGCGTTGCGCCGGTTCGCCGTTCCGTCGAGCAGGATCGTGCGCTCGGCGGTGTCAATCGTCAGGAAGCTCCCAGCCGGCAAGTCGATGGTGAACCGCAGCTCGTCGCCGGTCGTGTTGTTCCGCACGACCGGGTCGAGGACCGGACCGGTGATCGTGAGGGTCGGCCACGACTCGATGTCACCGACGTTGGTCAGGTTCAGCGCCCCGGACGTACCGCTGATGCCCGACCCGAACGGGGCACCAAAGGGGGGGCCGAACCCGACGCCGTCGGACGGCAGGCCGGTGCTGCTCGAGATGCTCGTGACGTCGTAACGGCGCGGGTCGGGCGCCACCAGCGGCAACGAGTACTGCGTCACCAGGCCGATCTGGGTCAGCGTCAGCCGACCGGCGCGCTTGACCATCAGCTGCCGCGAGTAGGGGGGTTCGTCGACCTGCAGCGGCACAGGCTGCAGACTCGAGGTGAGCCGGGACAGTGCCTGCTCGGCCTGCCGCTGCGCGGCGAACGTGGGCGCAAAGAACGTGCCCTCGATGGTCGGCTTCCGCTCGGCGTACCACACGTCGCTGTCGTACGAGCCGTGCGCCGCGGGGCGGGCCGCGAAGTCGAGCCGGACGTCTGGGGAGTCCCAGCCGTCGAGGCGCTGCACATCCCACGACACCCCGTTGGCGTCCTTGCCGTACAGCGGCACCCCGTCGAGCGCGACCGCGATAGGGCCCGGCATCAGACGCTCACCACGGCACGCGGTGCGGGTGTCGTCGTGAGGACCTTCGACACGGTGCGGTGTTCGTCGAGGCTTCGCTCGAGCAGGTCGTTCGCGCGGCGCAGCTGCAGCTCGAGCTTCCCGACGTCCAGGCGGGCGTCCATGCTGGCGCCGCCGGAGATCCGGGTGCTCGCGTACACCGGCGGGTCGACCATCTTGTTCATGTAGGCGCGCAGCGCCGGCTCGCCCTGCTTGACGCCCATCAGCACGCCGCCCGGGATGTGCACGCCTACCTCACGGGCCATCCGGCGTGACGGGGAGTGGATGTCGAGCTCTGTCGTGAGGGAGGAAATGAGCTGGTCGGCGAAGGTGCGCATGGCCCCGGCGAGCTCGCCGGTGTCGGCGAGCATCCCGTCGAGCAGGCCGCGCTTTGCGGCGATGCCGGCGTTGTAGAAGCCGCCGGCGACGTCGGCGCCGAAGTCGTTGCCCAACGTGTTCAGTTGGGCCTGGGACTGGTTGACCGACAGGATCGAGGGCAGGCCTGCCTTGACCAGTGCCTTGGCGTAGGCGGCGCCGCCGTCGACGCCCTTGGACAGGATGTCCTGGATGCTGGCCTCGTTGAGCCCGGCGGCGCGCAGGGTGCGGATGTTCGCGACGTACTCGCGGGCGATCGCCACGCGCTGGCTCATCGACCGGGCGATGCCAGAGGCTGACGCGGTGCCGCTGGTCACGGATCCGAACGAGGTGATGGACCCGGCAATGCCGCCGGCGTAGGCGTTGCGGGCCTTGATCGCCTCTGCTACGACGGTCGCCGACGCCCGGATGTCGTCCTCCATCGCGCGGCGGCGCTCCTCGGCCGCGGCGGCGCGCGCCATGGCGGCCGCCTCGTCCGTCTGGCGCATCTGCTCGACGATCTGCTCGCGCTGGTTCATCAGCGACAGCCACTTGTCGGAGTACTGCTCCTCGGCGCCGATGCGGGCGGCCAGGTCCGCCGCCTGCTGCTCCATCGTCAGGTGCGAGAACTCCCACTCCTGCCGGTTGTTCACCAGCGTCGCGGCGTGCTCGCGGGCCTCCTCGTCCGCTTTCGCCTTGGCCGCGGCCCGGTCCTCCGCGCGCGACTTGCGAGTGGCCAGCAGGTCGGCGTTGGCGGCCGACTTGTGCTCGGCGAGGTACTTGCGGCGCTCGGCCGCGTTCATGCCGACCATCGCCTGCTGGTCGGCGTAGGCGTCGGTGAGCCGCTCCACCGCGGCGATGGCTTCCTCGATCTCGGCGACCGAGTCCGTGACCGGGGTGCGTGCCACGATCGCCGAGGTCGCCCTGGCGGTCGACCGGGCGCTCGTCGCGGCGCGGTTCTGGGCCCGCGCCTCGGCCGCCTTCTTCGCGGCGGCCTTCGCGGCGGCCTTCGACTCGGCCTTCGTCGGGACATCGCCGCCGTCGGCGTAGCCCATCGCGTTGGCCATGTCGAAGAAATGCGTCCCGTACTTGGCGACCGCAGCCGCCTTCACGACGTACTCGCCGTTAGAGAGCAACGCCGGGATGGAGTCAGACGTCCACGTGCCGGGGCCGGATATGTAGCCGCCCTCCTTGTTGGTGCTCACACCGGACGAGCGCCCTGGCGTCGCTGACGGCACCTTGTAGCCCTTGCCGATCTCGAGGAACCGCGTGGTCACCGTCGTGGTCAGGTTGTGCGGGATCGCGTTCAGGAAGTCGAGGTACGTGCCTGCCCTGCCGATCGCCGGGTCCATACCGGGAGTGGTGACCTTCGTCTCCTTCTTCGGAGGGATCAGGCCGAGCCGGTTCGCAAGTTTGCGCGCCTCACCAGCGCTGTAGCCGGCGGCCTCCGCGAGCTTGATGAAATGACTGCGCCCGCGGGCCATGGTGGCGTTCGCCTTGTCCTGGTTGCCCGAGGCCTCGAACACCGCCGAGGCGGCGCCCTTTACGTCCTTGGCGAAGCCGCCGAGGCTGACCTTCTCCTCGTTAGTGACCTTCCCCCCGTCCCTCATCGACTTCGCCAACTCGCGGAACGACTGCGCCAGTTGCGCGTTCGCGGTGTAGGCGTCGATCGCTGTCATGTCGTCGAGGGCGATCTTGTAGTTGTCGAGCGCCTCTGCGGCCGCGCGGGCCTCTGGGGTGACCGCGCCGAGCCCGTCGCCGACGTCGACGGCACCTTGTGCCGCGGCAGCGGCGGCTGGCCCGCCCGCCTCGAGGGCCGCCTTGTAGTCGTCGAACTGGGCCCGGAAGTCCTTAGCCGCCTGGCCGGTCAGACCGAGTGCCGACACCATCTGCTCCAAGGCGCCCGCCGCGGCGGCACCCTGCCCTGTCGCCGCCAGATGGGCGAGGGCCTTGTCGACCTCGTCGATGCGCTCCTTGGCGTCACGCAGACTGTCCATCGAGCCGGGGATGAACATATCGGTGAGCTTGATCGGTGCGCGCAGGATGCTCTGGAAGGTGGAGCGGCCCTTCTCGACCTCCTTGAACGCTGCCTCGAGCTCCCCGAAATCGCCGCCGAGGGCCTTGGCTGCGCTGCCGCCGACCTGTCCGGTCGAGGCGAACTTGGCGAGGCTGACGGACAGCAGGTCGACGTCCTCGCTGAGTCCGGCCCAGTGGTCGATGCGCCGATCGAGGACGCTGACAGCCTCGGCCAGGATCAGGACGCTGCCGGCCGCGAGCCCGGCCTTCCCGAGGAAGCTGATGCTGCGGTTGGCGAACTGGCCCGCAGCACCCATCTCCAGCAGCGCCTTGCGCGTCTCTCGGACCTTGGGTGCCATCGTCCCGAAGGCGCCCGCCGCGATCAGCGCCGTGCCGCCGACTGCGGACAGCACTGTCGCGCCGCCCTGCACGGCGCCGGGGAGCTCACCGAAGGCGTTGACCGCGCCGGTCGCACCCTGGGTGATGCCTCGAAGGGCACCGTTGGCGCCGGAGCCGCTTCCGATCAGCGCGCTTTGCAGTGAGCCTGTGAGCTTCTCGATGTCGCCGCGCAGGTTGTCCAGCTGGATCGCCGCTGTCTTCGCGGCGTACCCCTGGTCGTTGACCTTGTCGTTCCACTTCTGGATGCCGGCGGCGCCCTGGGTGTACAGCACGTTGGCACCGCGGATCGCATCCGATCCGAAGATGGTCGCGAGGGCTGCATCCTTGGTGGCCTGCGTCTGCCCCTGAAAGGCGGTCTGCAGCTGCCCCGCGATGGACTCGATGCCGACGAACTGGCCCTGTGCGTCGTAGGCGGCGATGCCGAGGTCCGACATGGTCTTTGCGGCCTCGTTGCTGGGATTCGCTAGCCGCAGCAGCATCGTGCGGAGCGACGTGCCGGCGTCGGACCCGATCAGTCCGGCAGAGGCGAACGCTGACAGGGTGCCGGTTGTGTCCTCGATCGAGAGGCCCATCTGCGACGCGACCAGGCCGGACTGCTTGAGGGCCGCCGACATGTCGCCGACGCTGCCTTGCGCCTTGCCGGCCGCGGCTGCCAACAGGTCCGCGATGTGCGGGACCGCCGCGCCCTTCAGGTTGAACTGCGTCATCGCGGTCGCGGCCGTGTCAGCCGCGTCACCTACCGACACCTGGCCAGCAGCAGCAAGGTCCAGGGCGCCCCGCAGACCGCCGCTCAGGACGTCCTTGGTGGACACGCCGGCCTTAGCCAGCGCGGTCATGCCGTCGGCGGCCTCCATCGCGGAGAATGCGGTGTCCGCGCCGGCTTTGATCGCTGCTGCCCGCAGCAACTCCATGTTCGCGGCGGTCTCGTGCGTCGCGGCCTGGACACCGGACATGGCCTTGTCGAAGTCGGCAGCCGTCATGACTGCGGCCCCGGCCATGCCGAGGAGGGCCGCGCCGCCGACGAGGGCGCCGCGGCTGACGTCCCTGGTGAACTGCTTGTTGGCCGCGGCTGCCTTGCCCATCTCGGCAGCCGCGCCCCGGGTCGCGACAGCGGCCTGGTTCAGCCCGGCGACGTAGCCCATGACCTCTGCGCGCAGACGGACCGAGAGGGAGCGTGCGTCGGCCACGGCCCGCCCCCTGTCCGTTTAGGTCGATTTGGCGTATCAGGGGCGCTGCCTGGGGCATCCTGGGGGCATGTCCAGGAGCGGCTGGTTTCTCAGAGTCGGCGCGGGGCTGTTAGTTGTCGCCGCGGTGATGCTGCTGGTGCACCGGAACAGCGAAAGGTCGCCATCGAACGACGAACTTGCGCAGCTAAGCCACGTCGCGCTCTACGAACTCGAAGGAACCGCCACCTCGGCCAATGTCACGATGGCCACCCCGACAGGCATATCCCAGTTCGCCGCAGACGTACCGATGCACTCGAAGTCTGGTGCCGTAGGTCTGCGCCAGCAGGTCCAGTCGGGTCAGGTCCTGTCCCTGGCCGCCCAGCAGGATATGGGAGGCACGACGATCACCTGCCGGATCACGGTCGATGGGGTTGTTGTCGCCGAGAACACATCAACCGGTCAGTTCAGCATCGCCACGTGCGAGGCCGTCGCCTAACTACGCCGCACGGCGCTCCACAGCAGCGCCTGGGTCTGGCGCTCTTCCTTGTCGGCGGCCACGACCGCCTGAACCTCGAGGATGGCCGTACAGCGATGGCAGCGGGTCCGGTGAACGTCCCAGTCGTCGTCGGCGTCGATCGACGTCGTCTCCGTCAATGACCCGTGGCAGGACGGGCACTCGTCGGCCTCGATGAGCGCCAGCGCCTCCAGCTGCGCCCGGTCCTCGTCATCCCACTCCGGCTCGGTGACGGTCACCGAGCGGACGATGCCGACCGGCCGGCCCCACGCGTTGCGCTCGTACTCGTGGACCGTGACCTGCTGCGGCTCCCAGCCCGCGAGGCGCCGCGGCGAGGCTCCGACGGTGCGGGCTAGTTCTGCGCCGCGTCTCGCTTCCGCTGAATCTCGGAGGCGGCGAACGATTTTGGGATGTCCACCTTCCCGCGGCTCGCGCCGTGCGCGGCCAGGAAGAGCTGCTCGAACTGGCCGTTGCTCAGCACGGCGTAGAGCCGCTCCCACTGGTCGTCCTCGAGCTTCGGGACCAGGCAGCGGCGGACGAGCGCCGGGGCGAGGGTCTCGAGGTTGAACCCGTACGCCGCGTCGATGTGGTTGTCCTCGCGCGGCTCGTGCTCGTTGACCAGCGCATGCCAGGCGCGGTTGGACAGGGCCCGCACGCGCAGGACGACGGTGGAGTCCTTCATCTGCTCGCGGAGCTGGTCGAGCTGCTCGGTGAGCTCGATGATGCGCGGGTTGCCGGCGAGGCTGTCGTTGGGCTTGGCCTGCTCGTCGACCAGCTGACGGTCGAGGTCTTCGAACTCTGCCTGTAGGTCTCCTCGCAGGCACAGGGGAATGGTCCGCTCGGGCAGCTTGGCGTTGGCGAGGGCGGTATCGAGGTCTGTCATGGATGTTGCTCCCGGTCCCCGGTCGAGGACTGCTGAGCGGGACGGGTCGGCTGACCGGGCAAGCGCCGACCCGCCCCGCGTTCAGGGCAGGACGGGCTCAGGCCAGGACCGCCACGTCGAACACGGCGGCGTCACGGATCGAGCACGGAACCCGGTAGCGCAGCAGGCTGTTGTCCTCGCCGCGGCCCACCTTGCCGGTCTTGCCCAGCTGGACCGGGTAGACGTCGACCTTCTGCGCCGCGGCGAACGCCGTGGTGGCGACGATGGCGTCACGGATCACGATGAAGCCGGTGGTGTTCATCACCGACAGCGTCGCGTAGACGGGGTCGGTCGGCGTCTGCTTCTTGAGGACCAGCGCGGTACCGGAGTAGGAGACGCGGCCGGGCACCTTCGTGTCGTCGGGCGAGCCAAGCGAGGTGGTGTCGACCTCGGCGTTGGATGGGTCGAAGCCCTCCAGGCCGGTCTTGGTGAGCAGCAGTTCGAGGGACGTGCCGAGACCGAGCTCGGCCACGGTCGGTGCCTTCGTCCCGGACGCGATGGTCGGCACGAACTGCACCTTGGTCATGGCATCGACGATGATGTCGGGCACGGCTCAGCCCTCCTTCTTCGGCGCAGTCGCCGAGCTTGTGGTCGTCGCGGCGGCCTTCTTGCGCGCCGCCTTCTTGGCCGCCGGCGGCCGGGTGGGCGACGTCGACTTCTTGGGGTCGGTCTTGCGCCAGCCCTTCGCAGTCCAGTCGTCCACGGCCTCCGCTGGGCTGTTCCACGGATCGCCCGACTCGGGGTTGTAGAGGGTGACGAAGCCCTCCGGTGTGGGTTCGGACATGACAGGTCGCCTCCATGGCGGTGGGTGGGATCGGACGGCCGTCAGGCAGGGACGCTGACGAGGCGGAACAGCACCGCCGTGAAGTGACGGGGCGGAGTGACGTCGTCGTCACGACGCGGGGGACCGGAGTCCCCGTCGTGACGGATGACGCCGAGGCTGCGGCCGGTGACGTTCAGCCGCTGGTCGATCAGGGCGCCGCGGACCTTGTCGACGGCCCACAGGCAGCGGGTCGCGTCGCCGCCGGCGCAGGTGACCTGGAACGGAAGATCGAGGTGGTCGTGCACTGCGGCGAGCGAGGATCGCACGAGGTTGCCGGCGCCCACGTACAGCACCGAATACGGATGGACCTTGCCGTCCGCGTCCATCGGCGGGGTCTCCGGGACCTCGGCGTCGTACACGCCCAGGTTGGTGACGGCCTGCAGCTTGGCGAGGATCGCGTCGCGGTGCGGGCGCACGTCGGGCATGTCAGCCTCCGAGCGTGTCGTCTGCGATCTGCCCGAGGGCCTTCTCGAAGTCGGCGGTGTGCCGGTCGAACGCGGGCCCCATGTACGCGGCTGGCCCGTGCTGGGAGGTGCCGAACTCGACGTAGGCGCCGTAGTCGGCGGTCGGCCCGATCTCGGACTCGATGGCGCCCGAGCGGCCGTCGCCGGTGATGTCGTGCCCGATGGAGTTCCTGAGGTTGCCGGTGTCGACCGGGGCGAACGCCTGCGCGTCGCGCTCGATGTCGGCGGTGGTCTTGCGTACCACCAGCGCGGCGCGCGCGCCGGCTCGCGCGCCGGACATCGACAGGTCCACGGCCAGTGTGTTGAGCCCGGCGATCATCTCGCCCCAGCCGTCGCTCACCCGAGGTCCTCTTCGCAGACCAGGGTCCGCTGCCACTGCGTCGAGGACTTGGTGACGTCGCGCACTCTCAGCAGCGCTCCCAGCAGGTCAGGGTCGCTGTCCGCCTCCGCGACAGA